TTTAAGCTACCATTAAGCCGTTTACCTGTTTATTAAAACAGGATCTTTCGTTTACCTCTTAGCGATAAATAAGCGGATTTTTGGGTATATGGCAGAAGAACAAGCGCAAACTTTACAACCTGATGAAGTCGTGACAACTGAATCAGAGGCAACCCCCGAATCAGAAGATTCGTCACAATCGGTTGAAGACGGGGCCACAGAAAGCGAAGAGCTTGTTTTAGATGCAGAAGGCTTCCAAGACAAAAAGCCTAAGTTTGATCATGAAACACCTGAATGGAAGGCTTTCAGAAAGGAGAAGGATGCTAAACGCCGCAAGCAGGCTATGATAGATGAAATGCGTGAACGTGAACGCAAGCAACAAGAAGAGTTGCAGGAATTGCGTGAACAAGTCTCGCAAGTTGCCAGAGGCAATAAACCAACCCTTGAATCTTGTGACTATGATGAAAAGGCCTTTGAACAGGCTTTGGATAAGTGGAAAAGTCACAGTGTCAAGGCCCATAGCCCTAATAATGAGGTTGCAGCATCTCAACCTTCTGAAGTTAATCAGCAGCAATCAGCAGCCCCAGAAATTGGTCTGGATGATCACACAGAATATGCGCATTTTCAGAATGAGCAGAGTCTGAAGAAGTCATTTACAGACTATGGGGATACAGTTGAGCAGTTTAAAGAATCGTTTTATGAGACTGTTCAGCGCTTTCTTTCAGCCGAAGTGCCCAAAGAAAGTGCTGTGAATGCAATGATTAATGTTGGATCTACCGCAGGCGTGGATGTAGCAAAAGCTATGTATGCGCTTGAGAAGATCCCTCAGCTTAAATCGGAATTATTTCAGCCGCGAGTATTAAACTCGGATATTTTGATAGCTGATATATTACGAAAAGCAGAAAAAGCTATAAAGCCTTCAGGTAGACATGTTGAAGCTAAACCCCCCGCAGATATTAAGCAAGGTGGTTCTGTTGATCCTTTGGATGCAAACGTAAAAAAAGCGTTTGATCGATGGATGCAGACAGGCAGCGGTGCTGATCACCTGGCTTATAAAAAAGCTAAGAAGGCAATGAAAGATGGCAAAACCTGACAATTCTCTACTCAAAGACGTTCATACCTTGGTTGATCAAGTTGTTGAAGCAACTGATCAGGCCGCAGGCTTTTCAAAATCCTTACCCACTTTTGGTTTTAGTGATGTTGATGGCCAACGCTATGACGATATTGAATATCTGCCTGAAGATTTCCGGTTCGAAGCGCAAGACGGTATTCGATCCAAATCGGATAATTCAGATGCCCAGGCACTGACTGATCGTTTAATTCCAATCCGCCGAAACAAAGGCATTTATATCAAAACAGGTATTACCAGTGAGGAGCTTCGAGATCCCCGATTGAGAGAGATGGCAGGGCAGGGTTTTGCCAGAGAAATTCGCAATAAAGTTGA